AAGCTCAATTCAATATTCTAGATTGTACCGGTTTCTTATGGTAGAAATTGGTTTGCCTCGAGACGAACGCCAAGCTCCAGACGTTCTTCTGAAGAATATTCGTGACCAGTATGACCGTCTCCAAGAGATTAGTCCTCTCATTCCTCAAGAAGTTATTTCTGCATTTCGTTCCCAATTTAAAGACTCTAAATTAGGTAAGCCAGAAGAATTGAACGGGTTAGATGAAATTACAATTTACCCTGAGCCTAATACAAATGGAACCCCGCACATACATTCAGCCTTATACGTTGGGAAAACAACACGGGTACAGAGCTTACCTGAACGGAACACCGATTTCTCGCAAGCCAGTGAATCTGCACCGAGCAGTACAGCAGAAATCAGCATTGGACTCCAGCCACAAAGCAAAGACGCTACGTAAGTACACAATGGGTGAAGATGACATGAAAAAAATTATACCTACACTTAAGATTCTAACATACCCTCAGCTACTCGAATGTCAAACGATTGATGATGCACTTGATGAGAAGGGTCGTCTTATGCTTCTCTATTTAACTGAGAGCGAGTTTATGGGTCACTGGATTTGTTTGCTAAAACGTAAGGGAACAATTGAATTTTTTGACCCGTATGGCAATTATAAGCCGGATGGAGAGAAGAAATGGATTTCAAAAGAGAAGCAACATGAGTTCTGTGAGGACACAAATGTGCTCTCAAAGCTATTGCTGGACTCTCCCTACAAAATCGTGTACAACAAAGTAAAGTTTCAGAAAGACGAACAGGACGTAAATACCTGTGGTCGTCATTCAGTTTGCCGTCTTTATTTCAAGCACCTAAGCTTACCCGAGTATGCAAATATGATTGCTTCTTCTGGAATGGCTCCTGATGACTTTGTAAGTTCATTTGTTTACGAGTTGATTGGACATTAAAAAGAATAGCTACTCAATACAAATGTCACGAGTCTTCACACAGGTACGTCCATCAGGAGTTCAGGCAGACCCTGACAACGTGTATTATAATGCGACAATCATTAATAATACAGTTCAGACAAATCAGCAGACGAATGACCCTCAGGTGTTTTTCCAAGACACTCGTCAAACGCCGCTCGTTCGTGATTCTGCACTGTATGAGGTGAGCGTAGAGAACTTTACGCTCAATGGTTCGACCAAGACGCTTCCAATCTATGTTCCTCAAATTAATCCTACCTCGGCTTCAGATGTAACAACTACGTCTCTGACGATTACGTTTGGTCTTCGTACTGGGTCAAATTATTATACGTCTACTCGTCCAATCGTATGGGTTCCTGAAAATCAAGCTTCATTTACAGTTATTCCTAACACAGCTCAGCCGAATCAGCTTGCAGTAGACTACTACCTTTGCTATTCGTATTCTCACTTAATTGACCTAATCAACACTGCACTTCGCCAAGCTTATGCAGATGTAACGGGAGCAAGTGGTACAAATGGTACAAATGGAACTACATGTCCTTTCTTTGAGTTTGACCAGACCACTGGACTTATGTCTCTTAACCAGGATGCAGTAACCTCCGTTTCAATGGGTCCTACAACTCAGGGGTCCACGACTGAACCCACATTCTTTCCCTTTGGAACAGCTCTTCCTCAACCTTATGCTATGTTTGGAACTACAAATGCAACTGTTTCTGGGTTTGGTACGTACCAGACGAGTGAGACATCGTGGGTTGGATTCAATGCAAATCTAGAGGGACTTCTTACAAACTTTGACACCATTTATTATGGGTACAACGGCAAAGCATTTGGAGGCTCGACTGCTGGAACTGTGTTTAACAACAGTGGAACGCCTACAACTTCGACTCAGGCCTATTACCCTGAAAATATAGTTGTGAATGCACCTAAGACGAACCCTCTCAATTATTATACTCTAACCTCAGTGTTCCCTACGGCCTCAACAATTACGCCTGCCTATATTCGTCAAACTCAGGACTTTATTGCAACCGGTAGCCTTTGGTCTCCTGTAGCTTCAATTGTTCTGGCAACCTCTCAGCTTCCTGTACGTAATGAGGCTGTTGGTGCACCTGTCTCTCTTGGTACTGGAAACAATGTAGGTGGTCAAGCCATCGGCAACTTCCAGAAGGTGCTTCTTGAAACTCCAATCAACGCCGTCACGGCTGACTTATGGCGAGGATTTATTAACTACCAACCTCTCACGCCTACCTTCAGTTCCCTAGACCCTTGCATTGATGGAATTACAAACATTGACATTCAGGTTTTTTGGAGAAGTCGCCTCACGAATGCACTCATCCCTCTACTCATGTACAATGGAGGTTCAATGAGTATTCGTCTACTTTTTCAGAAGCGTCGTTCTGTCTAAAAAAATTATACAATCTCTCTAATAAATGTCAGAAGTCACAAAGTATTCAGTCTTCGACCCTCGTATTGTACAGACGAAGCCGAAGTATGCCGTTGAGAAGGGTGCAGTCAGTCTCACAAATGTTTCATTCCAGGCCCAGACTGCAACTTTGAATACTTGCCAGTGGAACATCCAGGTTCCGTCTGAGAATGTATTCGTTGACCGTGCTGTTGAGGTTGTAGGTACTCAGATGGTAACGTTCCAGGTCGCTGTAACTGCACCGACTGGTGGTATTACGTCGGGTACTCCGTTTACCCCTGGTCTTGCGGCTCCGGCGACGTTCCCCATCCAGCAGTCCGTTACGCAGGCGAGTGCGACGATTAACGATGCGACGGTTACGGTCAACACCCAGGATGTGCTCCCTCAAATCCTCCGTGTGGCTGACCTAAAGGATGCTCGTCGCCAGCGTACCTGCCCTATGATGCTTGACAAGTATGCCATACAGCCTGATTCATCTGTAGTTACTAACTCTCCTCTATGCACGTATGCTAACGCCAATAATTCCGATGAGGTTCCTAACGGTGGCTTCGTTGGTTGGTCATATTGCGACATCCTCGGTGTACCGCTCTCAGCGTATGGTTCTACGGCGTCCGTTCTTGGTTCCAGTGTAAGCAGTGGCACGACCTATTCAGCGGTGAACGGTCTTCCTGTATTCCCTGCGGCTACAACGGCTGGTGCAGTTACGACGTTCACGCTCTATGCTCGCTGGACTGTAGCGGAGAAGCTTGTTCTCCCTCCGTTCATCTTCAATGACCAGTATGAGCTTTCTACTGGCCTCTTTGGTGTACAGAACTTCCAGGTTCAGCTCAACATGGCAACCAGCCCGTACCGCTCAGTCCGTGTCAGCTCTAACTTACGTATTCCGGGTACCACGGCTGGCCAGTTCGGTTTGGTTGCTCTTGTAACTGCCCCGACGTGGGCTACGACGGCTACGAGTGCTCAGGGTATGTGGATTGGCTACCCGAGCCTTGCCGTGCAGTTCCTAACGCCTGCTCTTGATGTTCCTCTACCGCCGAAGAGCATTGTACCGTACATGGAGTTCCCGCGTTACATCACGACTGGCCTAGCTGCACTTGCCTCAACGAACAGTGGTTCTGGTCAGGGTGCGGGTACGTCACTCCTTACGTCAAGTGGCACGCAGTACACGTCACAGACGATTACGCTCCCTAACATTCCGGACCTTCTACTCATCTATGCCAAGCCGACAACGTATGCGGATGCAACGAACGGTGATTGGGTATTCCCCATCAAGAGCATCAGCATCAACTTTGACAACTTCTCTGGCCTACTTGCTAACCACACGCAGTATGAGCTTTACAAGATGTCTGTCAATAACGGTATTGACATGGATTGGTCTGAGTGGTCTGGTCAGGGTACGCAGGCCCCGAGCCTTACGGCTCTTGCTGGCACGGTTTCCTCAGGTGGTATTGTTGGTCTTGTTGGTGGCCCGCTTGTCCTACGCCCTGGTCGTGACTTTGCACTCCAGGCTGGTCAGGCTCCTGGACTCGTTGGTAACTTCACGCTACAGTTCCAGATTTCACTTGTGAACCAGACGGCTAGCTCACAGACGCCCCAGATTTATGTAGTGCCGGTTAGCTCTGGTTTCTTCGAGACCATCAAGGGCTCTAGCCGCATTGTCAAGGGTGTACTCACGGAGCAGGACATCCTTGGTGCACCGGCTCACGCTCCGGAGGCTGAGATGGAGCGTCTCCTTGGCGAGGGCAAGCGTCACGCCCACGCTCACCACAAGCCTTCTGCGATGGGTGGCGATGGCCGTAAGCACCGTGCTCACCACAAGATGCACCTCTACATGTAAATATTCAATTGAAATCTTAAATAATAAAATCACAATTAAATATATGAATTCATTTGGGGAGGTCAACCAAGTTACCATAGAATAGCAAGAGCAAGTCGATTCGGAGAAAAAGGATTGGATTTCCAATTACCTCTCATAGCCTCGTGTGACGCATGAAACACTCGCCTTTTCATTTTACTGTAACCTTTAGGAACTTGACCTTCCCTCTCCAAATGAGTCCAAAGTATAAAGTCCCCGTACTTCAATAAGCCAAACTTAACTGTTTTGCCTGTTGGAGTTACAATTTGCACCTTATGTTTTCCATCGTTTGCATACGAAATTGAATTTGGGTCATACCCTTCTTTCTGAGCCTTTTTTCTGACTTCACGAAGGTAATCCATTATTTCTTAGCTCTCTTTTTTTGTAGGCTTCCAACCGTTCAACATACAATATATATTTTCAACTCCAAATGCATTCAATGTCCTCGAATCAGCAAAGAAATAGGATTCCTTTGTTCCTAATGCAGCTGGAGCTAGACAAAGTGCAAAAAAATCTGTAAGCAAATCAATTAGCATTTCATATTTTGTTAACCCATATTTCTTCAATTCACTTGCAGGGTAATGGTGAGTTCCAATTGGGTAAGGAGGAAGACGAAACACGCCTGCATTCTCATCTCGTAACTTAGAAGTAGGAACTTCTGCAATCCATGCATTTGCTAATTCCTTCGTGTCGCTAATCACAATTAGATTTCCTACATCATTTCTTGCCTTCTTGCTATGCTTAATCATTTCAGGTAGAAACTCTTTCTTAAATCGGTCTGTACCACGCAAATGTACAATTGCAGAACCATACGGAATTTCCTCCAATTTAGCGGTTACTTCCTTGCAAACACGAGGACGAAGACGAAAATGTTTAAATAATGCTCTAGGAAACAAAACACGCATACATCTGCCATTTGTTACCAAAATGTCGGCTTCATATTTAGGCAACTTATATTTATTCTCACCGTTCACATTTCCTTCGAATATATACTTGACCCAATCCTTACCACTTTCTACACCATTCTCTGGACTTGTCCATGAAGACTGAGTACGAAGTCTGTCCCAATTCCAATATGCAGGAAATATAGTAATTCCTTTCTGTCGTGAGCGTCGTAGAACTTCACCCTTTGAAACCATAGGTAAATCTACGATTTCAAATATGTCATTAAATCCACAACCAAATGTGTCATCGTCCCAATCTACACAAAGCGAAGCATTATTTTGGTTACAATATTCTATGCAATACGAAAGCATCTGAAGACGGTCTGCAAATCCCTCACGGCATTTGAACATTACCACCTGCGACATTGTATTTACTTTATAGTTTGGAATTATTTAAGCTAAAGTTCCTCACTTTACAATTCATTTAAGGTAGACTTCCCCATTTATTCTTTAGGTAAGTTATGACATTTGTTATGTCTGTAGAACTCATTTCTCCATCATAACATAGTGCTTCACAATAAACAATAGTAGTACTGCTACCAATTACACCTCCATTCTTTTCAGCACCTAAGTATACCGTATTACTTCCAGTTGCATAACTAGATGCCAAGTTATTAGTAGTCAATGTAAGCGGTGATGTATTATAATAAACATAGTTATTTGAAGTACTAGATGCAGAATTAAAAGAAGCAAATACAGCAGGGGTAGTTGTTTGATTTGCATTGAAGGTACTCGTAACAAGACTTGGGGTTGTATTGTTAGCATATTGATTCCAAGACTGAGCTGTAGACGATGAAGCATAAAGTTGTATAACGTAATTACCATTACCAAAGTCTCCTCCAAAAGGGTAATCTGCATAACCAGTCGAAAAACTACTTCCCAATTTAATGACCGCAAAAAATCCACGAGGTTGTCCCGTAAAATTCTGAGTATATGTAACATACCCAGTTGTTAGTGTAAGACTAATAGCAGAGAGACCATTTACTGTTGTAAGAGTACCACCTGTAATAGTAGCTGTTCCACCATTAGTGCCGTTATTCTTCCATGAGGTTCTAGTCAGACCCGAATCTCCTTTAAACCAAGTAATTAGAGGTGCAGACAAGGCAGCAGGATTGAATACATTATGCAATACACTAGTTGTTATGGTTGAACTACCTCCAGCATTTGTAGCAGTCACTGATGCTTTATAATAATAATTTGGTGTAGTAGTACCAGTGTATGTGTACGATGTTGCACTATTAGCTAATGTTTGAGTTGTAACAACAGTAGTCGGAGAACTACTCGAATCCCCATATAAAACATATGTTAGAGTAGTAGGAGTTCCACCAGAAATAGACCAAGTCGTTGTAGGGTTTGCTGATGAACTACCACCGGTTCCTGAGAATGTAAATGAAATAAGTGAAAGAATTGGACGTGGAATAACTTTAGTCGTCTTATGTTGTTGGTACAATGGGTAGATTGAGACTCCCGAAATTGCACCTGTCTTAGGATTAGAATCCTTTGCTACGGTAGAATATGGTACGTAGGCCATTTGTTATACTGTTGGAATTCATTTGATGACAAATAACAATGTTGCCGTGTCAGAAGCAATTTGGACAATGGACAAATCCAAAGCTGAAAGCAATAGACCCTCGCACTATATACCCTCTTAAAATGAAGTCTTTACTACAAATGGCGACTAAGCTTTCGTCATACGGTGATTTTTATTCGACTGCAAGTCAAACACTTGTTAGTTCAAATACACCTGCAGCAATGACATATACAAATTCATCCGTTTCAGTCGGTATGAGTTTTTCTGGAAGTCAAATTACAGTTGCACGTTCAGGGTATTATTGGATTGCAAGTCAAATCCAAATCAATCGTGTAACCGGAAATACTGCAACTCCTATTGCAGTTTGGTTACGAGTGAATGGAGTCGATGTTTCCCAATCAGGAACAAGTGTTAATCTTACAACTCAAACTGGAATTGTAACCATAACTTTTGTTTCTATATTGCAGTTGATTTCGGGACAATATTTTGAAGTTTATTGGTGTCATTCAGACACAGCTTCACACATCGATTTGTTACCTACAGCATCTCAAGTAACACCATTTCCAGCACCAGGTGTTCCATCTGTAAGCACAGAGGTATTTCAGATTGCATAAATGTAAATACACGCAAAAAGACCGTAATTTTAACCATATATGAAAAAAAACGAGTAAAATCTCATGAGATTTTACATGCGAAAAAATAGGCTATTGTGTATTTATATGTA